TACGCATCGATATTCGCCGCAGCTTTGGGGAAGGTGGCGATGTCGAAAATACCTCCTGCAGCCCAGGCATAATTTCCATACTGAGCCACATCCGGCAAAATTATGCTCGGCCACAACTTTACTTCACCTGGAATCGCATTTGCATTTACGCCAGGAGGTCCTTGGGGTCCAGCGGGGCCGACTACTGCGCCAGCATTGATTTCAGACCCATCATGTTTGGTAAGAATCAGGTTACCTGCGACAATATCGCCATCCACGACCGAAGCGGCTTCGATCTCAAACATTCGTGCCGCGGTAAGCCCTGTAACTGTAGCCATTTCACCTCCTAGACGTTTGTCGATGAAATCGTATAGGTATCTGGATCGATAATCGTGGTATCAGCGTTATCGATCTGGAAAGTTGTAGCGTCTAGCATTGTGATGTAGGTATCCGCTCCATCAATCGCCGACCAGGTACCATCATTATGATCGACGATGATAAGCGAACCCAAATATCCGAAGAATTCAGCGATTTCTTGCAAAGACGGAAGACTCGCACCTGTTGTGGTAGTTCCGTACAACGTATTTTCAATCAACGTCAAGATGTCGGGCGGTGTGGTCAAGGAATCGATAGCAATGTGAACCGTTGGCCGATACCCCGGAAGTTTTTGCGGAGTTCCAGTTACCGTCCAACTGAATTCAACCGCATCAGTCGAATCTTTGATCGTATCTCGCCCAACCGAATCAGGATTCGCGATCACGTTGTAAAGAATATGGATCTTATAGCCTTGATCGGCATCAAGATCACTACCAAGCTTTGTCCGATACGAAAGATTAAAGCTCTTGGGCGGCTGGTCGTAAAGAGAAAGCCCAGGACTGAAATCAATCGCTCCGCTGACTTGATCGAATTCTTCTGGATAAGTGAAAGCCTTTAGTTTGCCCGAAAAATCCCCCGGAGACAAAACGTTCAGATATTTTACCCCATCGAGATAATACGCCGATTGCTCCGTGTCTGACGATTCTTCCATACCGGTGAGTCCGTTCCAAACAGCTACCGTTCCGTCGTGAAGATACAGCACTCCTCGATCGATACCCGACTCATAAGCGCGTTCACCCACTTGATCCCAAGCGAGACGTGTCATTTCACCCCTTCCTAACCCGTCGTGCCAAGTTGTTTCTTACGTTGGGCATTGAGTTCTCGATTTCGAGCAGCAATTTCGGAGCGACTCATCTTCTTCGGCGTCGCACCTTTAATGTTACATACTCGAATCAAAGTGAATAATTTGTTGAGATGCCAGTATTGACACTCGAACGGGATTTGAAAGGTAATCATCCAGTAGTAAATAAGCTCAGCAGTAATCACTTCTCGACTCGGAGGAGCTCCTGGTGCTTCTCTAAACCAGGTAGCACTCATCTTGGCATCAATATACTTGCTGATTTCCTCAATATTGTCCGGAGAGAGTTTCTGGTAAACTTCCTCTGGAACTTTAGAGGTCATCGTCATCATTTTTATGTAGTCAAGAGTCTCTTCCGTCGTCTTCTCATCTTTACCCAAGAAGGGCTTCTCGTACTTTTCCTCCCATTTTGACAGTGAGACCAGAGAATGCTCTAGCTCCAACGTCAAGTCGCCTGCTGTGACGAACTCCTGGCCGCGTTCGTCAAACATTTCGACACCTGGAACCACAATTGTGAGCATCCTCTGATCTCCTGTCTAGGGGAGAGGGAATTATTACGGTCCAGCGAAGAGTGCGATCACAGCGTCCGGCGTTGGAAGAGCTGCCGGAGTTGCGGCCTGCCCATACAGCAGCGTCTCGAGTGAAGTGAGATCCGCTGGGTCGACCGTCGTGGAGTCGACCACAATCAGCGAGGTCGGCTTCATGCCGGTGACCGGATGAGGAGACGTTGTGACGTCCCAGCTGAACGAGATTGCCTCGGGCGAATCGTTGATCGTTGCGTAGGCCTTCTCCGACGGAGCGGCCTGACAGCCGTAGACCAGATGCAGCTTGTAGCCATGGTCTACTCCGTCGACATCGTTGCCTACCTTGGTCCGGTAGCTCAGGCCAAACATCTGGCGACCCTGCTGACCGACGGCCACGCCCGGCGTGTCAATGTTCGTGCCGTCGCAGGCAGCGAACTCATCCGGGTAAGTAAAGGCCTCGATCGTTGCTCCGAACTCCTCAGCCGCGATCAGGTTCAGGTACTTGATGTTGTCAGCGTACTGCGGGTTAGCGTCCGCCCCAGAAGGTGATTCCGTGACGGTAGTGAGACCATTCCAGGCAACCCCAGTGTTGTAAACACCTGCGGAATCTGGAAGGTACAAGACACCGTGGTCCACGCCAACTTCGTACAGGCGATCACCTACGTCGTCCCATGTAAGCGGTGCCATTTGTTTCCTTTCCCTTAGAAGAACACGCTATACACGTCATGATTTAGATTTTCAGCTGTGTAAAAGCGATTGAAAAGGCTCATAGGCATTGCGGCAACTTGATCAGGGATATCGCTGTCAGGATCTCGATCGATGATCGTTACCTGATAGCGTTTAGTGTGGTTATATGGCACGTCATCCGCAAATTTCGTGTCGGCAAAGTCGCGTTTGTACACAATACACGGATATTTCAGCTGCACGTTGGTTGGTGGCTGAAAATAAACGTTTGGTGTAAACGTTTCAAGGAGCTGGTGTAACTGCAGGCGTTGGGCCATTATACACCTCCCCCAACCTCAGCAATAGGCGAGGGCTTTGTACTTCGACGCTTGAAACCGTCCACAAAACCCCCGCCCATTCCACATATCGAATGGCGAAGAAGTGTTCATTGGCGTATTCATCGGCTACAATACTGATCGAGTTCTGCACACTAAGATCAGGATTGAGATTTTCTCCTGCTTGAAGATTTCGGGCATTACGAATGACATCGCCATAGTATGAATACTCGACGATAACATCCTCCCATACACCTGGCGCATTCTCAACCGTCTCACCGTAACCGATACGACCATAAAATCTTGCCATTGGAACCTGCCTTAGTTCTTCTTGCCAACCAGCGCCGAGCGGATCTTCGTCAAAGCACCCGAGAGACGAGTCTCGTACAGATACTTGTACTGGTTGTAATCGATGTCGAAGTCGTCGAAGAAGTTGACCTCGCCGCCCTTGTCGGCACCGATCGTGTAGTCCTTCAGATTGACCACGATACCGAGCAGATTTGCCTCCTGCTCCATGACCTCGACGTAGACGATGTCGTTGAGACCCATCGCGTTGGCGAGCTCCGACTTGCTGTTGTACAAACGACGACCAGTCGTGTCCTTCAGCAGCAACAGCGACGTGATGAACGGCATCGTCGTGTAGAACGTTGGCGTACCCGATCCTTTGTAGAGGCCCATGTTCGTGATCAACGCATCGATCACTTCGGCCGGGGAGGATCCGGCATCGGAAAGGGTGACATTTACCGGAGCGGCATACAGGGGATCGTCGTGCAGAATCGAACGAATACCAGCAGCATCCTGAGCACCAGCAGGATCAATGCTCTTGTCAGGACCAGCACTACGACCATCACCGATCAAGACCGCGCGCGCGAGCTCCTCGTCGAGCATCAGACGCATCTCGGACTTGAGCCACGTAACGACGTCGAAATCGGTGATATCGACGATGTCATCGCGGTCCAGCTGCTGCTTCTTGTAGACCGTCGTCGGAGTCGTAGTCCGCTTGACCAGCCCGAAGAACTCTTCCTTCTTCAAACTACCCTTGACGTAACCCAGGGCCCTGGCCTCGTCGACTGTGATGTCCGCGACGATCGACTTGATGCGGGAAAACGGGGAGTGCTTGGTGCCGTTGATGACACTGGACACCCACTCCATCCGCCGTGCGTCGAACTCCGGCGTAGAAGTGACGGTGCGAGCGTCTGGGAAGAGAAGATCGATGTTGTCGATACCGTGCTCGAGCGCGTATTCCTCGACCGCATGCTTCAGCGAACCCATTTTCTTGGCATTTGCTACGATGCCCTGAATAGCGTCATGCGTCAGGACCGGCTTCTCTTCACCCTTTCTATTCTGCGACTCGAAGACATTGCGAGACATGCGCCGTCCTTCCTTGTTCTCAGTTTCGTCGTGAGCTAGCTTCGACTCGGACTCCTCATCGGAATGAGCGACCTCTTTCTTCGGCTCGATCTTCGAGGCCTCGACGACTTCCTTTGCGGCAGCCTTCTGCTCCGGCGTCAGCGCATCGAACAGCTCCTGTGCTGTCGGCTTCTTCTCTTTCTTGTCGTCTTCCGGGGGATCTGAGGAGTCATCATCAGCATGATTAAGTTCCAAACCCGTGTAGATAATCGCTTCATCTTCCAGCGTAACCATCTCACCGTCAGCGTGGGCCAGCGTAATGTTGTCGATAAGGGCGCCCGGATTTGCTCCGGACAGCACCAAACTTACCTCACGGATAAAGCCGTGCAGCACGTTCTTCGACTTCTCCACGAGCTCATTTGCATAGATCGACAGCGACTTGATGTCCTTGTGCTGTACGAGTGTTAGAGCGTTCTTTGCCTGAGCGGTGTCATTGAAGTAGCCGTACATGTAGACGCCGTCATCACGATGCTCGAGAACTGCATGACCAAGTACGTTGTCAGGCGTGTTGTGGCCATGCTGCCAGACAAGAGGAATGACCTCTTTGTCCTGATGCTTGAAGGCATCCGGCATGATCGTCCGGCCATCTGAGCATTTAAGGTTAGCCTTCGTGGCGTAGCCGCTGAAATCAGGCCTAGCCTCTGCTCCCATTTTGAACCCTCTTTCTCAGTGTTGGATCAAGCTTGTCGAGAAGAGCGGTAGTGGCATCAGCTGTTGGATTTCCATTCGATCCATTTGAAACTTGCAGCTGAACCGGAGATGGATTTCCTTGTGGCATGTTGCTGTTAAGCAGCTTGTCGGCATTCGGATCCTTATGGGGAGCCAAACCAACCACCTGTCGCATCTCATTCGACGTCATGATCTCATTACGAGTAAATTTATCAGCAATTTCGGCAATATTTTCGATTGGAACCAGGCGGAACGGGTCTCGGAAGAACGCAATGGACTGCTTCTGCGTTCGGGCCGTCTTGGTCAAGAAAGTACGGATCATCGACTCGACCATGGCCGTGAGCACCGGCTCAATCGTCCTATTCCAATAGTTGAGCATAGCCTTTTCGTCGGCTGTACCGTTCATAATGTCTTCGGTTAGGCCCAACTGGCCATACAGCATCTCGGTTAGGAACTCGATCTGGGACATTAGATTGTTCTCGGCCGGACGATTCAGCTGAGTGATCTTCTCTGTCCCATCGGTATAGGCAATGCCGTATTGACTGCCCGCTAGCTGAAATTCGATGTCTTTTCGGCGTTGTTCTGCCTGTTGTCTACGTGCTTCCGATTTAATCACGTAAGGGAGTTGGATAATGATATCCAATTTACCGGAAGCTGATTGTTCGTCGACAACATCGAGTAGATTAAGCTTGTGCAACAACCGCTGAAGCGTCGAATTCGGTTCGTTCATCACCGAATACAGCGGGTTTTCGACGATAGCAACCGCAGTTTTCTCTAATGTAATCTCTTCACGTTGAGCAGTTGCCTCGTTATACACGCTTAACCGCACATGTTGTGGATACCACTGGATGATCTCACCCACACGAAGCGTGATGATGTCGTATCCACCCGAAGTTTCTGGATTAATCGTCGTATCAACAGGAACTATCGCGCATACCCCTCGATCGAACAGGGTCATTGCGATATCCTGCCGAAAAGCAGTTGCTGCCTGATCGATATTAGCCTCGATCGTCAAACAATTGTTGAGACCACTGTCGATATCTTCGACATATCGTCCCTGATCGTCATTTCTTACATGACGAACGTCGACAGAAGCCACGTCGATGCTAAGACGTGTGAAAACCGAGGAGATAATTGAGCGCTCATTGGGGATTAGAAGTCGCGCTCGATCTGGCCGACGACCAGACATTCCGGCGCCATAATACGGCCAAGAACGTACTCGATCACGATATTCTTGACTCGTAAAGACATTCCACGCATGTTTTAGCGCACCAAATCGCGCCACATCTCACCTCCTTCCCCAACTTTACTCGAATGCTTCCTTGTTTGCCTTGTATGCAATCCAAGCATCCAGAAGAGCTGCGACATTATCGATCTTCTCATCTTGTCGCCTCTTTAGAAGTTTACGATTACCATTGGTATCTTCCAACGTAATCGCATTACCCATTGCGAAAGACATAAGCAGCTGATCAAAGATCAAAAGCCGCTCTTCACTCATAATCTTGATCTCACCCAAAGGAACGGATTCAGTTTTGGCCCCTTGGATCACTTTCTCAATTCCAAATGGCCCATTCTCTGCTTCCCAACGAGCAACAAACTCTTTTGCGTTATATGGATCATAACCAAGCGCTCTAACATCGTATTCAGACGCTAGAATGAATTGGTCAAGATCCTCATAAACTTCCATCATGTCGAGAATGCTTCCTGGCATCACATGTAGGCTACCTTCGTTGATAAACTCCTCGTATTTCTGTCGCATCGCTCCTGGAAGCTTCATCAACGTAAGCTCAGTGATATAACTGCGCGTCTTTACACCAAATTGTTCTCTTCCCAACGGGAATAGAAATGTGAACGCACAGAAATCGTCTCCCTGAGAAAGATCCGCTCCGAGGGTACATGCCATCTGCCAAAATTCTCGACTACGATGCGGAAGTGTCTCTTCGTACGTGAAGAAGTAGGTATAACCCTCCATCGGGATCCCGAATCGCTTTGCAAGAATATCGTTTCGAGAAGCCGGAGCTTTTTCAGCTCGTTCCACATCAAGCTGGTACGTTTCGTAGGAAACCGTCGCTCCCAAATTCGGATTAGCCTTTACCCACATGGCCGGATCGGCTACTTCCTCGATTTCGTCCAACTTGTAATGCCAGATCGAAACATGCGGTGCAAGGTACTCT